AGTTATTCTAATAACATCATTAATAATATCATTGAGCACCTCTGCTGCTTGAGCTTCAGGGGTTTGACTAAAAAATCTATCCATATCAAGTGTAGAACTTGTTCCTGCTTCTATAAGTTGTTCATTATTATTCATATCCATAATTAAATAATATACCTTTCAATCATTTCAATAAACTGATTGATATATTTTCCTCTATTAGTTAACTTGTTAAGTTTCTCAACTAAATCATAAGCAACTAATGCAGCTAATACATCATCTTCATACTGCTCAAGAGCTGGGTCTTCAGCATAATAAACCAAGAATTCAACATAACCTTCTGCCCAAGCATGAAATAGTGAATCATCTTCAAATCTTTGAGCATATGATTTCTCTCCTATTTTAGCTAACTCTTCAAGTGTTTCATTCTCATACACTCCATAAGAAACATCTCCAGTTACTAACTGTCTTGCAATTTCTTCAATGATAGTAGGATCAACTTTTACCTCACCATATGGAGGTATTACATCTTCTTGAGTCTCCTGTTCAAATGGAAGTTCTTCCTGTACTGAAGGAGTACTCACTGGAGGAACATAAGGTTTATTCTCAGGAATAACATTGCCTCTTCCTACATTAGTCTGATAGTTAAAGGCTGTATTCTTAGGAGTGCCAGGCTTAGCATCCTCCCATTGTTTAGTAGTATTATTATATACTCTAGGAGTGTAACTATTATACCCACTACCACCTTGCCAACTGCCTCCATAAACAGGAGTAGCTTTCTTTTTGGCTTCCTCTTTTTGCTTTTGAACTTCCAGAATTCTGTCAGCAAGCTCTTTAAAGGGATTAGCAATCACAGGTCTTTCTACATCAAGCATGAAGTATTCAAGTTTCTTTCTAGTAAAAGAATAACTAACAGGTTGTCCAGTTGATTCTTTACCATTATATGTAGGATACTTAACATAGCCTGTTGCTGTCATTTCTTCAGAAACTACTCTTGTAATAGCTGCTTTGTAAGTACCTTTAGTATCAATAATCAAAGATACAAAGTGGATTCTATCACTGCCCTCTTCTCTAAGAGTGGTTAAATCTGTTCCACTAAAGAATGCACCCATTGTATGATGTGAATGCATTAATCCTTGATATACATCTTCTCCTAATAGTTCAGGATGATCTACCATATATCCTATTACATCAGGAGATTGATTGAATTCAGTATAACCACTTACACCTATATCCTGTAACAGGAAATCAAAGGCAGTGATTACTAAATCTTCAGTTTCAAAACTACCAGATACAGTATAAAATAAAGTACCTGAATATTCTATTGATGGGAACTTGTCTAAGAAATATCTTATCTTTTGTTCAAGTTCTGAAGTGACTATCAACTTATATGAAGTAGACTTTCTTGTCAGTTCCAGTAGTTTGGGTTTCGTTTCTATACTCATAATTAACTATTTCTAAAATACATTTATAAAAATGTTCTACAATCACTGAAGATAGGAATGTAGACATATTATCATCATTCGTATCTGTATTACCTTCTCTTATTTTAAATAAAACAGGCTCACCTTTAAATATGCAAACTTGCCTACCTACATACTGAAAGTAATTATCAGGTGCACTATATCTGCTGGTATATATCTTATTGTTATTTAAAACACCTCTATACAATAGACCTTCTAAAAGTAATTCTCTATAGGAAGTAGTTACTACTCCCTCTTTATACCTTATATTGTACCATTCAATAAACTCATTACTTATAAATATGGTCCATTGAATATAGGACATACCTATGCCATAACCATTAAGAAAGTCAAATTTTAATTTCTTCTTTCTTAATAACCACATCATAAAGTCTTTATATAGATCAGTGTTAAGAGAAGAATAGCTTCTAAGTTGATTATCTCTATACATAGGCCATGTAACAGATTGTGCTCTCATACTACTACCACCAAGTTCTTCAAGTCTATGATAAGGTCCTCCTGTCAAGGATTCAACTTGAACATATTTACTTAATTCAAGACAGAATAATTCCCATCTTAATTCATCAAATTCAATACCACTATCATTTAATGTTGCAATAGTACCTCTAATAGGTCCTGAACCTAAACAGGGACTTTGAAATTCTGTTAGTCTGCTAAAGGGAATAGAACTAATATGACTATGCATATAACCATTTCTTAATTGAAATAAATCATACTCAGACCTATTCAATCTAAAATCACCATGCATAGTACCTGAATAAGTAATTGTAACTCTAGCATAAAGTTCCCATATATCTACATACTTATCATTCTCATTGATAATTCTCACCTCAGGAAACCTAACAAGTATATTTATTCTAGAAAATGATGAATCTTCTATTGTATTATCAACCATGATGAACTCTTCTGAATGCAACATTTTTGCATTGTTGATATATTCAGCTAATGATGGATAATTCTGCATATCTACAAACTCTTCACCAAAGAAGTTCTTGAATACACCATAAATGATGTTAGGCTTCTCCATGAAGGAGTTGTATAAATTTGTTAGTCTTTCTTCTACACTCATTGTATCACTAAAAAAGAAGAGGCTGATGATTACTCACCAACCTCTGTATTGTTATTTATTTAGCCCAACCACCAAACAAATCATTGATTTCACTGTTTGAAAGTCTTTCTTCTTTAACAGCTTTAGTTTCAGTTGGTTGTTCCTGTTCCTTAGATACTACACCTGTATTAAGTTTCTCAAGAAGATAACCATAATTGTCATCGAGATTAACTTCATCTGCAAGCATTTCAATAAGCTCACTAAGAACTTCTCTTGCTACTTTATCTACACATCCTGTACAAGGTGCAACACCAGTAATAGGTTCACCTTTAGTCACTTCTGTGATAGTAATGTCAGGGTTCTCATCTACTGCTACTTTTTCTTCCACCTTCTTTGCCTTAGGTGCTTTTGTAGCTACTTGAGATGCAGGCTTAGATTGTTCTGCAAGAAATGCCAACAAATCAGGAGTTTTACACTGAGTTGCATTCTTACCAAACTTTGCAGTTACTGCTGCACCTAAACCTTTAACCTTGATTTCCTCAAGAGCATTCTTTCTTTCAGGACTCAAAGCACCTGACTTAATCTTCTTATTAGCTGTAGTCAGCATGAACACCAAGTCATTAGTAGTAGTTGCAGGAGTAGTTCCCTTTGCAGGCACAGGCACATTTACAGGGAGAACTGAAGCATTATCTTTCAACTCTGTTCTAGTTCTACCTTCATAGAATGTCATACCATCATAGCTAATACCTGCTCTTCTCATGTCTGCTTTCAATGCACCAAGAGTTTCTGCTTCTGACATAATGCTTTTCTGATTTGAGCTGTTGCTCAGGACAAATAAGATTTTTCTAGCTTCCATAATGTTCCTTTTTTAATTAATTAAAATGAGATACTACTTTTTATTTCTTCTCCATTTATAAGGCTGAAGATTACCTGTTTGAATTGATTTGGGTCTTGTAGTCCTTTATATAAGTCAGATACATCTTTATATCCATAATTAGGTAATACTAAATTAGTGAACCCAGTAGACTCTGACAGCTTCCTTGCATCTTCCAAGCCAGCTTCATCATTATCCAGAAGTATATAAATCTCTTTATACCTTCTTTTAAGTTCACTAATTGCAGTATCACTCATTGTATAACCTTCTCCTTGTATAGCTATTGCTGGTATTCCAGTATTAGCCCACAAACATAAGGCATCTTTCATTGAAGCACAAATAACTAACTTTTCACCAAACTCAGGTATTTTAGTCCAAAGACTAATGACAGACCTATCATGCTTATTGCTCCACTTGAAGGTAGTACTGAATGGCTGGTATATCTTAAGAGTAACCTTACCTTCTTTCCTTTCAACATAAGCATAAGCATATTTATCAGCAACAAAGGTAAATCTGTTAGAACCTTTAATGACTATTTTATGTGATATAGGATATATATCAGCATACTTTAACCATTCAAGAGATATTCCAAATGATTCCCAATACTCAATATCATGTTGTTTCCAACATCTAATTCTGCATTGTAAATCAGTCTCTTCATTGTAGTTACTGATTGATTTAGGCTTCTTCATTTTACCTGATTCATGAGTAGTAGTGGTTATATTGGGTAAGTCTTCCCAGACTCTTTTTAAAACTTCTCTGTAACTCACCCCCCAATACTCACCTAACATATCCCAAAGACCTCCTGAAGTCTTTCTAGCTAAGTCTTTCCAGTATATCTTGTTTCCATCTAATGTATAAATGCCAAAGGATGGATTATTATCTACTCTCAAAGGACTAGATACAACACATGGGATTTCACTAATACCGAAATAATAATATAATATATCAAACTCACTGACTTTACTCAATAAATCTTCAAGAGTTATGTTAAAAGTGCCACTACTAAATGCCATAAGTTAGTTTAGTTAAATGTTATTTATTTGCTGCCCAAGCCCAAGGACTGGCTGATTCAAGTGTGTCTGTACTTGTAGTACTTGATGTTTCATTGAAGTTAGTTGATTCAACTACATATTCATGCAATGGTTCTACACTGAATTCAGTGTTACTATAACCACCTGCATTTATTCTGCTTTGAATCTCTTTATCAAGAGAACTGTAGTCAGTAACAGAATTCTTCAAGAACTTCTGAGTAAATACAGCTTGATACTGTTTGTTATCATCAGTTGTTCTTACACCAAAGCAAGCCTTCACTACATTCTTAGGCTGGAGCTTCAAGATAGATTCCAGTTCACTGTAATCACCTTTGAAATAGTTGTCAATATTGTCAAGTCTGGCAAGTGAATCATCAAGATTAGCCAAAGTCTTAACAACCTTATCACCAGTATTCTTATCTATATAAGAATAAGATGGATTAGGAATGTTAAGATATGCCTTGATGAAGTTGGTCAACTCTTCTTCACCAATATAGGCAGGTCTATAATCTTTATCAAGATTTGCAGGACCACTTGCATATTGAGGAATTGCATGAATTTTAGCCTCTTCAATTGTAGGCCATGCAGTCTGACCATACTTATCAATCACTTGAACCTTGGTAGCATCTCTGTTATACCTGATTGCTTTCTTAATGAAGAAAGTAATTGACTTTCTCATCTCAATGCCATTACATTTTGCAGGATCAGATAATACAAGGAAGTCAATTCTTACCTGAGGAACTTTAACCTTGTTACCATTAGGTCCTACTTCAGCTTCACTAATATAGGTCGGCTCCTCTTCTACATCAAAGTTGTAGAAATCACTCAGTAATGCCTTGTTAGGATTTACTGCTGCAACAAATACAGGTGCAACACCTATATAGAGCTTTCTTACATGTTCTTTAGACTCTGAACCACTGGCAAATGCCATCATTACTTTTGCACTATTCTTCTTCATATTATTCAAATGTTTTTTATGCTTCAAAAGGTAGGGGATTTGACTCATCTAACTTCAATCCAAAAGGATTGATAGGAGCTTCTTCAGCTCTCAGTACATTGTCTTGTGCCTGCAAATCTGATACAGATACTCCACACACTGTTTCCTCTACAGGAGCTTCAGAAGGACTCTCTACAGATTGACTCATAGCAAGTTCCATTTCACCATTGAGTACTTGTTCTGATGTAAATCCACCAGTTACTTCAATGATTGGCTGCTCAAACAAATCAATACTTCTGTTTACAGATTCAAGTTCTGCATCAATTTTAGCCTTTTGTGCTTCTAACTTAGCCTTCTTAGCTCTGAATGTTTTCACATTAGCCGCAGTTCTTTTAACTGTTGCTAATTCTGTTCTACTTAATTCTTTCATGTTTCTTTTAATTAATATGTT